AATTTACACCAACGTTGGAGGTGAGGTCGGTGGTGAAGGCGGTGTGTGCATTGGTGAATTGGAGGGTGTTGGAGGTGGTATTTCCATTATCGGATACATCTTGGAGGGTTGTGACGAGGTTGGAGAGAAGACCACCGTCGCCCAAAAAGGTGGTGGCTGTCACATTACCACCAACCACTATATTACTTGTTACCACGAGCCCCGTGGTGGGGTTGGTAAACTGAACCACATTTGAGGTGGTATTTCCATTATCGGATACATCTTGGAGGGTTGTGACGAGGTTGGAGAGGAGTCCACCGTCGCCCAAAAAAGTGGTGGCTGTCACATTACCACCAACCACTATGTTACTATCGACTACAAGCCCTGTGGTTGGGTTTGTAAACTGAACCACGTTGGATGTGGTATTCCCCTGATCGACGATGTCATTCAATGTTGCTGCGATGTTGGAGAGGAGTCCACCATCACCCAAAAAAGTTGTGGCTGTGACATTTCCACCGACGACGAGGTTGCTATCGACGACGAGTCCCGTAGTTGGGTTTGTAAACTGAACCACGTTGGATGTGGTGTTTCCATTGTCGGAGACGTCTTGGAGGGTCGTGACGAGCCCCGTGAGTTTGCTCCCATCTCCATAGTAGGACCCAGTTGCCTGTACATTCCCAGTGACGACGAGGACGTTGGATCCCGTGTCGTCGATGTACAGGTTGGATCCTACGTCTAGGGTGTGTGAGGGTGCACCGTTGGCTATACCAACATTGGAGAGGGTTGTAAAACCCACGAGTGTATTATTAAACGACACTGTATTTGAAGTGACGTTTCCATTTTTCACGGCTGCTTCGAGATCAAAGTCCAAGATATCCTCTGCGATAGCACCAGAGTCCATGACTTCTTTGGTGGTCTGGTTGTATGCGAGAATCGTGATACTCCGATCTCCCAAATCTGTGCGTTGGCGGAGGGGTGTCATGTAGACTGAGCCCTCGGATGAGGCATTGATGGCTTGATCACTGGCATTGAAAACAATGGTATTTTCAGCCTGATCTTCTAAACAATTTTTACCAAACCTAATTTTCGTGGATCTCTCCACGGTCGGTAAGTTCTTAACCATTTAATATAGATTGGTATTTTAATTTGCGTACAGGAGACCGGCCATACCATTCTCCACCCGAAGTATATTGTAGTTGACTGCGTATATGGGGTGATTTATGGGCATCGTCTCGCTCATTATCTTGACTGAATTGAGACGACTAAAGTTGAGTGTCCCGGTGGGTTGGAGGGAACTTGTTGAGAGACAGAAACAGTATAGGAAAAAGTCGGGTGAAGTCACAAAGTTTGTATGATAATAGTTCATGACATCTATAAAGTGTGGTTTCCCCCACCTATAGTTGCTGACATCGAGGCCATTGATGTTCAACTTTACTTTATTTTGGGGGGAAGTGAGGGCGCCATCTGTCGTGGTGTCTGAGGACGCGAGGTATTTCACTGGGTGATTGAATGTGAGTTCTTGAATGAGTTGGTGGGAGGCGATATTCTTTTGGACTTGGGTGATGAGAAGATCGTGTTTTCGGGTGGCGAATTGACCCCGTTCTTCGTTATCCAGGTAATAATAGTTTGCAAAGAATTCTACGTTGTAAGAGCTGGCGGCGGGTCCCCAGTGAATCCTGATCTCAACATTGTGGTAGTTTAGGGCTACCAGGGGGAGAGCGCACTGTGGTCCCTCACAGAAGAAGAACCGTAGGGGATAAAAGTACGATCGAGCACTCACCCCGGGGTGTGTCCCATTAGAACTTTTAGAGACGTTTTGGGCGAACGTATCGATGGCAATTTTTTCGGTAAAGATTGAATCTTGGCAATCTATGACGGAGCCACCGATGAGAAGTTCCACTTTATCGATGATGGTGTCCCACCTCTGTATGTCGAGGGCTTGGGTTGTATCATCCATAGTAAAATACGCGTACCCGAGAAGATCGCCAGAACGTTCGAATTGAACGCTGGACATCGAATTATTTTTCACTGCTCCATGGATGGTTTGTTTTTCGATGGATTGTGAAAAATTAGCATGTCTTTTGAAGGTTGAACTAAAGAAAGATATTTCGGGGTTTCCCACGATATATTTATCCTGAGCCCCGATGGCGATCAATTGAACAACACCAGCGGACATGGTATACTATAGTAAAGGGAGAAAATTACAGGTTGGGTTTTCTACACACGAAGCGGAGGACTAAGAAGTTATCACCTGTTCCATTGGTTATGGTTGCTCCATCTTGATTACGGATCGCAACGGTAAATCTATCGATGCTGCGAATTGGATTTATGTATTGGGTGGAAATGGAATATTCATCTTTGAAGTTGATAGCTGTACCAGCTTCACTGACAAGACTCGCGAAGGAACCGCGAACGATGCTTATATCCGACTGTCCGGTGAGGACATTTGACGCTCGATCCGAGAAATTGGAGTCGAGTTCATCGATGGATAGGTAGCAGTGTTTCGTGGCTGCTGTTGTATTGATACGCGCAGCTAAAAGTTTGGCCTGAACGACGTTGCGGAGGGGTTGTTGGAGGTGGCATGTAAATGTGTTTGCACTACTTTGACCAACACTATCGATGGTTATAGTGTGGTATTCATAGTTGAGGTCTGGAATCATTTGGGTTGGCGAAGTAATGAGAGCCATTTATAGTAGCTTAGATTAAAGATCCCCCGATTCCATCCACAATCTCATAACTGGCATGTTCACCGATGAGTTTTTGGGCACCACAGATGCCACCTGGGGTGAGGCTCTTGGTGTATGGGCTGTCTTCCTTACCCGAACCTGGGACACATTCCATGCGGTTCTCGAGATCGAAGATGGACTTGTCGCTTACAGCGTTGATCTTGATTGGCTTGGGCTGGTACTGACTGCTCGTTTTCATCATACCCAAGACGACAATGATTGTCAGGAGTACGACGATGGATGTGAGGATATTTCGGTTGGTTCGGTTGAACTTGAACATTTATAATGTACCAACATTTTTTATAAACTGCGTTAAAGGTATTTTTTTTAGTTTCTACATAGAGAGTAGATGGATGAAGAAATAGTCATCGACCGTGGACACACGACTATTATGAAATTGGACGCCGACGAGCAAGCCCTGATGGATGAGATTGAGATATCTGCACCCAGACCACAGCCAGTCCCCAGACCCCAGAGGCCCATGAGGCCTATGCACCAAGACCAGGGGCAGGAGACGATGGATGCGTTTGTGAATCCCAACAAGCAGACTGCCCCAAGGCAGCCCATGCAGGAGGAGGAGATTGATTACGGTGAGGACGAACCAGTATTTTACGACGACGAGCCCCAGATGGGGGAGGGTCCATCAGGTGAGCAACCCTCCAAGGGGTACACCTCGATCGATGAGGAGAAGTCGGATCTCATAAACAAGTTGACACGCTTGGAGAAGAAGGGGTTCTCCGTGAATAAGCGCCTCAACGCGTACTCGAATGTGGAGGAACTCCGGGCTGAGGCTAAGCGAATCACCTATAGCATTGACGTCGAGCAGTCGATTCGGTTTTCGAGGCGGATGCTGGTGGCCTGTGTGACTGGTCTCGAGTTTTTGAACAAGAGGTACAACCCCTTTGAGATTCAGTTGGAGGGGTGGTCTGAATCTATTATGGAGAATGTCGACGACTACGATGGTGTGTTTGAGGAGCTCTACGTCAAGTATCGTTCAAAGGTCAACGTTGCTCCAGAGGTCAAACTCATCATGATGTTGGGTGGTTCGGCGATGATGTTCCACCTGACCAACTCGATGTTCAAGTCTGTGATGCCCAACATGAATGATGTCATGAAGCAGAACCCAGACCTAGTCAAGAACATGATGAGTGCGGTACAGAACACGACACGGAACACCAGTGGACCCGCAACGGATGCCCCAGTTGGGGGTACGGGGCAGTACGAGATGCAGGGACCCGGTATCGACATTTCCAGTCTCATGGGGGGCATCATGATGCCCCCACCACCCCCGATGAACACGACACCCCCCACGATTCAAGAGGAGGAGGATGTCTCTGATATCATGTCTGTATCGGGTGAATCTACGGGTGGTGAGGTGAAGGAGGTGAACGTGGGTGGGGGGAAGGCCAAGAGAACCAGACGGAAAAAGAAGACTGAAATTAATCTCTAATTATTATATAAATGATAGCGTATTGTTCGTTGGAGGAACTTGAACCTCCCACCCGACAACAGAAAGTTGTCGAAGAACCAGTGGCCAAGGAGGCCAAGGAGGCCAAGGTGGTTGGTCGGGAAGAAACCGAATTGAATTACGTCATCATGGCTTTCATTGTCGGCGTGATTATTCTCGCCGTCTCTGATTCCATCAGGGCGTAAATGTATTGAATCTACCTTGGGGTGTCCCCCCAAGTTAGTTTCCAAATAAAATACCCGCCATCCCATCTTTGATTCTCAAAATGTTGTAGTTAACGGCATATACGAATATAGTTTCATCCGTTCTATTTATACCTCTCACTGCGTTCCGGATAATAAGTTTAGCGTTGTCGAGACGACTGAAGTTGCACGTCCCAGTTGGACTGTATTCGGATGCATTTAAACAAAAGTGTGTTGTGTAAAATCTCGTATACAGCATAGCTTTGTTTACTGGGTCATATACAATTTGACCAAACTTGGATTTGAAATAATTCTCAATTGTGTGAAAGTACATGGGATTCATGGATTCCAATAGGGGTGTACCGTTGAGGTGAATGTCACATGTGTCAAATGAGAAACGGTCATTTATATAGTCGCTACCCGAGGTACTGAACCCGAAGAACAGAGACTTTACGGGGTGATTAAACTGTGAAATATCCAAACTGTTGTAGTTGGATGCGCTAAAATCTATGGGAAACTCCACCCGTTGTACCTGTGTAATGACCATATCCAACTGACGCTTAATTATTGCCTCTCTTTCATCTGTATCCAAGTAAATATAGTTTCCATACAGAGTAATCTTCTTCTGTGCAGGGGTGGGACCAGCCGCGTTATACTGTGTGTCATCGAAATTGACTCGTATTTCAACTGTATGATTTTGTAAAGCCACGAGGGGGAGTACAGTTCCACCGTCGCAGAAGAAGAAGTGGATGGGGACGAAGGCGATGTTTCCTATGTTTGCCTTTGTGTTTATTTCCTGTGATTTCGTGTACGTTCCCGCCAAATAATTCGGCCATATATCACTGTAGTAGTCATAATGGTGAGAATCCACCTTTTGACCACCTATATAGAGGTCAATTGTCGAATTGTAAAAGAGATTCGAAGATATGTTACTTTCACCGGTACCTTGGAACCATAGACCATTTATGATATCACCGTACACTGGAATCGTTATCGAGTTGTCGGTGTTTGTTATATCCTTAATCAACTTGGGGGCTTGTGAAAAGTTTGTATGCCTCGAGAACTTTGTACGAAAAAATGAATGACCCTCCTCACTGGTGAGGTAAACATCCTGCACTCCCTTGGAAACAAGTTGTATTAATGCACCAGACATTTATTTATTAATTAGATTATAAAAACAGACACTTTCCCTGAGGGAAGTCATCCTTCTTCTTTTCTTCTACCCCCTTTCCGTGAATTTTGAATCCACCTTGGCGGTACACCTTCATTCTCTTGTAGTACATCGCTGTAAAGACTGACCATGGGTCGTGAATGTCGTAAATGTGGGGGTTATTCTTTTTACCCTTGGTCTCCCTCATGATGCGTCCAATACTTTGAACAATGTCAGACTTGGGTGAAGCTAGGATTACAGTGTCTAGGCTTGGTATATCCAGTCCTTCGTGGGCTTGACTGAACGTCGCGAAGATGATCTTCTTCTTTGAGGATTCTTGGAGATCCTTCTCTTTCATACCAC